TGAAAGTAAGTTTTTGCAGTTGAAAACTTGATTCTTCGCAGCAATCCATTATACTGACTGTAAATTTCATCTGTATCTTCCGCAGTTGTTTTTTCAATTGCTTGATCCGGCCTTACTTGTGCATTTGCACTTATAACGCACGAAAAAAGAGCAATTATTAAAAGTATGTTTTTCATCGTTTCTTTTGTTTTGTAGTGTCTATAAAATGCCATGTTGCATCTGATTTATCTGTCCAGTTGTAATCTTTTATTGCTGTATCTCGCTGCATGTAGATCCGCTGCTCTGGTTGCTTTACTTCAAAAGTAAAAGAGCAAGATTCAAACATTATAACAATAAATACTATTATTAAATTTTTCATTATTGCATTAATCTAGTGTATAATAATTCAACAAACAAACCCTTTGGATCATTACCGCTATTGCCTGACCCACCTGTTAAGGTGAAATAATATATTGTTTGATCTTCAATTTCGTGAAAAGTTTCAAAAAGTTCTGCAAAAGCTAAATCAGTTCCGCCACTATATCCATTGTTTAGCTGCATAGTTTCGACATTAACAGGTGAAGATGGATTTTTCTTTAAAGATAAATCATAAGTGTTTAAAGCACTTGGATTGTGTAGGTCGTAGAAATACGCCCTAATCCCTACAAAATACGCATCTTTGTATTCACCTGTATTTGCTGCTTTTACAAACCATACCTCACTAGTGATAGCACTATTTGTAATATCATGTACTGCTTCATTATGTGCATATAATTGAAAGCGCATTGTTTTAAGTCTAGCAAAACCTAGTGCAGTAGCTAGTGCTTGATCATTGAGTTTTACATAACTTCCAACTCCATAGTTTGCATTTGCAGTTTGAAAAATTACAGGAACAGAAGTATCTGTGCTTGTATTTTCAAAAAATGCGCCACTATCCGAAACTTCAAAATCTTGACTATATATCCCATCTGCCGCCACTACTGTAATCAAATCGCCTTTTACAAATAAACCTGTATTTGCGACCGGGTCAATCGGGATAGATGTAACAGTAGAACCAGATGTTATTTCTGTTGTTATTTCTGTTATTGAATCTGTCAAAATTGGATCAGGAAAAGGCGTGCTTTCTTCAACAGGAAAAGAATCAGTAGGAAAATTCACATCGTCAGAAGGTGCGCCGCTTAAACCATCACCGGGTAAATCTTCTTCTGTTTCTTCTGAAAATGCGCTAATGTTTTCAAATAAAAAATACAATCCGCTCCATGTGTCTTGACTTAAATCAAAAGTAACTGTGATCGGTAGGTACTTATTACTAAAGTAGTTTAGTGCTTTGTGGTATTCTATGTTTTTACCGTAAAAAGTTGCACTTTGCATTTTTAAAACTGGATTAGTCTGTCCTTTTATAACTTCATTAGCTAGTAACTGACCTATTTGTTTCGCTGTTCCTGCTCCGCCAACTTGCCAAGCTGCACTACTTACATATTCTGAACCTGTAAAAACTTCTAATGCACCTAAAACCGATCCGTTTGGACCATCTCCAAGAATCGTTTCTATTTCGATAACTTCTGTATTATCGTTTGTATTGTTGTTTGTTGCTTGAAACCTTCTTATAGCAGACTGATCCTCTACGTTGCCGCCATACCACATTTCTAAGTACGGATTATCAAATAACCAGGTAAGTGTATAGTTAAGCGGATTAATTAACGTACCATCTTGATCATAAACACCTTCAATATTTATAGAAAATTCTAAATCACCATCTTCTGGCACATCATCTGTTATAAAATTGATATTTGAATACTGTGTGCTTGGTATGCTAGTTGCAATAGGTATGCCGTTTGTGGCAAATTCATAATCTTCATTTGCAGTTACCCATGCTGTTGGATTGTAAGTTACTTGATTGTTTACAAAAACAGCTTCTCTTTTATAGTATTTACTACCTACTTTTAAATTCACTTTAAAGTTAATCCTTACGGCTGTTACATCTGCTTGTGTTACTGTTATTGTAAAATTATAAGGCGATTTAAAAGCTAAAGCAGCGTTTCCGCTATTGCTGTCAATTTCACTAAATGTGTGTGTAAATGGCGCGTTGGTATTACTCCAGTCGAAGCCAAAAAGTAGGTTGAATATCGCTGTATGTTTGTAGGCAACTGAAACGCGCTTTACAGGTGCATAATTGCCCCATATGTCGCCGCTTAGTTTATAAGAATCTACTGTTCCGCCATCATACTGCGCTAAACTTCCTGCATCTACTTCGTAGCTACTTGCAAGATTAGATGATACTTGCGCTGTGTTACCTAATGTCAACACCCACTTGTAGATTGTGTAGGTGCTAGATGTATTCGTATAGCTATTGACTTGAATAAAATTATACCTTCCTTCGCTCCAAAAAAATCTTGCACCAAAAACGGTACAAATATTTTTCAAAACATCATATACAGAAGTAAAGACATTATTACCATCTGAATCAATATTGATAAAAGCTAGGTGATTGATCCTAGTGCCTCGCATAGTATTAAATAATGCAGTTGCACTTGTTTCTGACCAATCCAGATATGACCACAACATCTGATCGGTAGTTGCAAAAAAGCTAGACGGAAAGGTGTTGTAAGATATAATTCTTCGTAGATGATCTACTAACATTTCTTTCCCACTATAAGCATTTCCATTCGCTTGCTTATAATCTACCGTTTTTAACCTTGCTATGCCATCTACCGCTTTTATCTTGAACGTCGGTTTATGTTCGTAGCTTAAATCTTCAAACTCTATTTGATCAGCTAAAATATATCCAACCCAATACAAACTTAGATTTTTTTCAACCTTTATAGTGTATCTGCCTTCTTGCGCTGCAATTAGGTTTTCTAAAGCTGTTTCAACTGCTGCACTATCAATTAGTATTTCTAATTCTAAGCTAGAAGTTACAATTGGAGTGAATCTTTGTTCGCTTTCTGTTTCATACTTAATTCTACAAGATTGAGTAGTAAAAGATACAGAAACCGGAGTACCACTATTATCATCAATAGTAATATCATAAAAACTAAGACCGCCGCCACTTGGCAGCGTATTAAAAAACCTTGATGTACCAAAATTAGCCATTTACCTAGTTCTTAGTTTTCTATCAACTGCTCTATTTACTATCAATTCTAAATCACTTCCGCTTATTCTTGTACTTGCTACAAATCCAGTATCGCCAGCTTGTAAAAAGTTTTTCAATTTAGACAATGGCGCAATCACTTCCGGATCAGTTCCAGCGTTTCTATTATCACCGACTAAAGCTAATGTAGGGCCAAATGCTAAACCACCAGTTGCTAGTGCAGGAATGTTTAATCCGCTAATAATATTGTTAAATAGTCCGCCAACAACTATGCCGGCAGTAGCACCAAGTACACCACCTAGAATACCTAGCTTTGCAAAGCTATCTGCTATGTAAGAAGATACCGCCGCAACTAGATTTGCTCTTACAATATCTGCTGCACCTTTTAGCGCAGCTTTCCCCATTTGCGCAAAACTAGTTTCACTACTATTTGCAATTGAAGAAAAGACGTTTACTAATTCGCCACCAACCGCATTTAGATTTTCAAATCTACTTGTTACAAAGTCAGTTGTTGTATCAACTAATTCTAAAGCATTTTTAGCTTTTTCACTTTCCCTTGCGATTGCATCACCAAAAGTGATCGTATCATCTATTGCAGATAGTTGTCCACCAGGTGTAATGATTTCAACAGGTGCAATAGTTTCCGGCCTAGCTGCACCAAGTCCAGCACTAAATACATTTGCTGTTTTTGTAACTTCTTTATTTAAAGTTTCAGTTGCTTTAGTAGCTTCTTTTGCTTGCTTTTTAAATATTCCTAAACTATCTAGTGCTTCTTTTCCAAAATCTTTTAAACTTTGACCTAACGACTTAAACTTAGCAGGATCAGGTATATCAACTTCATCAATGCTGAATTTTTCACTTAGATTAAGGTCAAAGCCTGTGATTCCTTCGACAAAATCATCTATGCTTTTTAGTATGTTATTTACTGCTCTAGCTACAAAGTTTCTAAGTTTACCAAATTGCCGGCCGCCCTCTGTTGCTAAAGCATCAAAGTTTTCCTTTACAAATATTGCTGCTGCTGCTAAACCAGCTATTGCGGCAATAATCAAAGTAACAGGACTAAATAGCGCACCAATAGCACCAGATATTAATCCAAACGCAGTTATCAACCCACTAATCGCTAAAGCCACCGGCCCAATTGCGGCAAGTAATCCGGCGAATATTATTATACCCTGTTTTGCACCATCTGAAAGGCTTTTAAATCCATCTACTAGCCTAGTAAGAAACGCACTAACACGATCTACTAAACCTTGTATATCAAAGGTTTCATTTATATCTTCTCCAATCTGCGCTAAACTAAAACTTAGATTTGCCCTTAAATTTTCAAAACTATTAGATAGTCCACCTGTCGCAGTTGGAAGTTTTTGCAGTTGTTCGGTTACGCCTGCAACAAATTGCTCTGCACTTATGCCTAATCTTTGCAATTCTTCACTAGATGCAGTACCAAAAGCATTTTTTAAAGCAGTTCGAATTTGAGGAACTCTTTCGCCAATTTGATTTATTTCTTCTGCGCTAATCTTTCCTTTTGCGGCTATCTGTTGAAGTGCTAAAGTAACACCATCTAATTCAACCGCACCTTTTCCTACTAAAGCTAAAGCATTACCAAACGCGCTAAGTGTTTCCCTTGATTGATCTGCACTAAATCCAACCGCTTGTAAATTTAAACTACCTTGTACTGCTTGCTGAAAGGAAAGGCCGGGGTCTTGTGCAACTTTTCTAAGATTTTCTAGTTCTTCTGCTGCTGTTCCAATATTGCCGGCTGTGTCGTTAAATACTGCTGTAAAACCTGTTGTTAATTTTTCCAAATCAGCAAAAGACTTTAAAGCAGCACCACCAACAAGCGCAAGAGGCGCAGTCAAGTTTCTGCTTGCTTGCTGGCCTATTTTATTAGTTTTTTTTGCAAAACTATTGAGACGTTTTTCAGCAGCTTTTAAACCTACTTGCAAACCCTTAACACTTGCTCTAATCCTGACTAAAACATCACCTATTGTTGCCATCTTCGCGCTTTTGCTTTTCTTTAAAGTGTAGCTGATCTACTTTATCCCAGAACGACTTATCTCTTTTCTTCTTCGCCTTCTTTGCTTTCTTTTCCCAATCAAATTTTATCAAATCTGTTGGTTTTATAGTTTTACCCTTCTTCGCATGAGGCGAAAGCATTACGGCTGCTAACCATCTTGTGCGTTCCCATTCTTGCTGCTGTCTTAGTTGTTCAAGTTCATAAAATCCATCTATGATATTTGTAGCATCTCTAAAAGTAAGATTCCAAAAAACATCATCATTAATTTTACATTGTCCAACTAAAATACCGTACAATTTATCGAAAGTTAAAGGCGGAGCATCTACTTCTCCGCCTTCTTCTTTCCCTCGCCTTCTCCGTTTGTTGATGAATTAGCAAATACACTCATCACCTTTTCAAATCCTTCTTCGTCTTGATCTAAAAGATCAGCTACTGCAACAGGTGTTAAGTCAAATTTTTGCTTTTTAATCCTTGCGCCACCTTTTAATCCATGATAAGCCAAGCCAATCATGACATCAAAATCCATGTTTTCAGTTAGGTTTTGTAAATCACCTAATTTTAAACCATACTCTTTGCAAAAGCAGCGCAAAGTCCAAAGTCCAAAATTGACAGCGTATTCGCTACCATTCAGTTTAATGTTTTGTGTTTTCGTGTTCATTGTATAATTATGATACTACTGATGTAGTTACTGCTCCGTTGCTGTTTGCAGTAAATGAAAAAGTTACGTTTTCTTCTGCTTGTGCTGTAATTTCAACAGATGTGAATTTGCAAGAAGCAGAATAAATCTGTGTATTGGTTGTTGATCCAGATGCAAAACGTATAGTTACATCATTACCAGCCACCCAATAATTGTAAATATCCATCATTGTCTTACCGTTTGCGCTGTTGTATTCATATACAGCACTTCCAGAAATAGACATTGATTTTGTACCAATATCAAAAGATTGCCAGCCACCGCCGCCAGAATCTTTTGTAACTGTTACCTTTTCTTCTGCACTAAAACTAATAGTACACTCCGTTGCGTCAGCAATTGCAACATCTGTACCAGAATCATCGACATAAAGCCGCGCATCTGTTCCACTTTCAAAAGCCATATCTTTACAATTTTAATTTTGCTTCAAATTCCATTCTTACGTTAAATAAGTCTAGTTCTTCTGTGTATGCGCCGTCTGCAAAACTTGTTAAAACTACTTTAGATTCTACACCATTCACAATTCCGTAAAACTGATGTAATCTATCTCTTATGATTTGCGTGATGTCGTGTGCTTGTTCATAACTATTGCTATAAATATCAACTTGAAAGGTGATATTGTCGCATTTTGTTCGATCTTTGGTTTGTTCCGGGTTACTTGTTGTAATACTGTAAGTAACAGCCGGAAAGTTACGTGTCTGGGGGATAATAACAGGGTATAACTTATCACCTACGATGTTAGTAAAATCATCGTGATTAAATAGCCGGCCTGTTATTACTTTATATATCATTTAGTTGCTAGTTCTTCTATTTTCAATCTTGTAAACTTCTCTATAACTTTTATTGTTTCATTCCTTTTTGCTTCCAAAGCTGGCCTTAAAAAAGGTGTTGCTGTACTATATATTGTGCCAAACTCAACAAAGTGCGCATAGTATCCGTCTGACTGACTTACTTTTTCACCAACTAGAAATATTTTTTTTGTATTTCTAGTTCTTGCACCGACAAACAAGCTGTCTTTACTTTTTCTAAAATTTAAAGTTGCAATTGATTTTGCAAGGTTGCCTGGCTTGTATGCTGCAATAATATTGCCTTTTCCTTTTCCTGCTTTTCGGCTGCCAAGTTTTTTATATCTAAAAACAAAATCGTCTGCCTTTGGGGCTCTTTGTCTTGCTTCTTTACGAATAACTGCCGCACCTTTTCGAAGAATAGATTTTCTAGTCTTGACATCCATCCCGTCAAGGATTTGGCCGATCCTTCTGCTTATTTTTTTTATTTCCGTCTGATCAATTACCTGTTGGGCCATCTCCTGTAAATTGCCACCCATCATTATCTCCTGTATTCCATTCGTTTCCATCTGCATCTGATAGATTTTGAATGTCGGCAGGGTTTACCTGTTGAGCTTCGATTGTAAGATAATTTCTTTTTAAGTCAGCCAAAATGCTAAGTATTTCATATTGTTCATCTTGATCTGACAATTTCACGTACATTTCGTTTATCAAATCATCCCTGTATCTTATTGTAAAAACTACATTCCTTTCGTATCCATCTCTTCCGCCTAATTCATCTTCACCACTTCCGCTTTTTAAAAATTCATACTTTCCCCATAGTTCGACATGCTGCACCCAAGTGTTTTTTTGTTCACCTGTGCTTTCGTTTCTTCCTTTTACAGTTTTCCAAAACTGTAATCTGTGCCGCATTTCTCCAACCATCAAAAATGTGATTTTCTAAATTTATCTAAGCACCATTGGGATTGAGTTGGCATCTTGCGTACTGTATCTGATCTATTCTCATACCAGTGTGTTAACATCAACAACATAGCCTGTTTAATTAAAGCCGGAACCCTTGCAGATGTATCGCCAAACCCTGCGACATAGGTTAGCTTTACGGCGTTTTTTTCGTCTATTGCGATAGGCCATGTGACTGAACTTTTAGCATAAACAGAATGTGAAACACTAAATTTATCTAAATCATATTGATCTGTGCTAAGTGTAACCTCATCACCTGCTTCATTCTTGTAGATAATAGAAGAAACGCTTTGCACCGGCTGTGCATCTAAAAATATTTGATAATTAGTGATGTAAGTAGGGAAAGCATCTATTCGCTGCTCAACTGTTTGCGTAATTAATCGCAAATTCAAGTATTCCTCTGATGCTTCCCTTGCTGCTTGCACTAAGGCGTTTATCAATGTATCATCTGCACTAACTTCTACCTTTAAGTGTGCTTTTGCTTCACTTAAACTGATAGGCTCGACAACCGGCGAAGATGTTACAACAAATGACATAGTTACTATTTATCTAGTGTAGATTTTTGCTTTCTATTAGTTACTTTTTTAGTAGTAACTTTTTCCGCAATTCCTGCTTCAATCATGCGATTTGCCTCTTCGGTTGGCTTGTCAATGATTGAGCCAGCAGGGATGGTAAAACCGTTCCCTGCTAGGCTTTGTAGTATCTTAATCTTCATTAAGCAGTAATTAAGTGCTTAACTGCGTTTGTGTCAATCAATTTGCCATCGAAACGCGCCCAGCCAACATAGCCAACTACTAAATCATCAGCGTAACGCTCATCTAAACGGCGTAGATTAAAGTTACCCACCTGACGAATGATGTACTTTGACCAATCACCAAACGCGATCACTTTTTCACCAGTTGCCAAACTTGGCATGTCTTGGTTAATCACAAAGTTGAATCCCCAAATGCGGTCTGGATCGCCTTCGCGCATAGACGGTACAAATAAAGGTCTGTTGTCTGCTGTACCTACTGTCAACGATTTAATAGCTGCTAGTGTGCTATCATTCATCATTAGGGCCGCAGATGGTGAAGAACGATATGCAGGATCAACAGAATGAATAAGGTCTAAAACCTCTGTTGCTGTAATTGCCGCCGCTGCTGCTGCTGTCTTACCTAGTGCTGAACCGCCAGATGCAGCCAAAACACCAGTAGGCTGTGAAGAACCTGTACCAGTTGTGAAATGCGCATTTACGCCGCGACCAAAGCGCTCTGCAAAAAAGTTCGCTACTTCGCCTTCAATGTTAATGCCTTGATCGTTCAAAAACTCATAAGACAATTTCATCAATGAACGATAGGTATAAGCTGTGAATTGCTTACGGCCAAACGTCAAATCTTGCACAGTTGTAGCTGATCCTTCTGTAACGATTGATGCCGCCGTTGTGGTATCGTCAACAGTAGGCCAGTTTAATGTGCCGCCTTGCGTTGATGTAAAGATTCTTGAAGCCTGTAACATTCCGCCGTAGGCTTTCATCGCCTTGTTCAATTCATTTGAAAACTCGGTAGGTACTGCAAATCCACCTAGCGTATCAGTAGAACCGATGTTTGTGTTCGTACCACGTTTTTCTAAAAGCACACTCCTTTCAGCTTCTGTTAGTTTTTGATAGCGCAAATACTTATTGAAAGTTTTACGGTAATCAATTTCGATTTCTGGCTGTGCAATTACTTCTTGCTGCTTTTCCTCAACTGCAAAAGTGCTTTTAATAGACTTCATTTTTTCAGCACGTTGAATAGATGCTGTAAGACTATCAAAGTCAGCATTTAC